ATGGAAGATGAACTCTCTGCTTGGATGGAAAGAGAGCTATCTAAAGTTTACAATATTATTAACGACAACCCATTAGGAAACTAATATGGCAGGAATAGTAGTACCTTTAGACGGATGGGGACGCTCCAGTTGGAGCTCTCTTGCTTACGGTGAAGGTTCTGTAAGTGTTAGTGCAACTGGGTCTATAGGAACCACTACAGTAAGTATTGATGCACCTGTATCTGTTACAGGAGTCGCTGGTACTACTACGTTAGCCTCTGTTCTTGTTACTGGAGATAAATCAGGTGAAGTTTTAGGTAATGCCGCTACGGGTGCTGTCGGTACCATAACTGCAGTTGCAGAAGCAAACGCAGCAGTTACAGGAGTAGCAGGCACAAGTGCTTTAGGTTCAGAGTCAGTCACGGCTGATGCAAACGCAGCAACTACAGGCGTAGCTGGAACAAGTGCTCTAGGTACAGTAACCACAGTTGCAAAAGCAAACGTGGCAGTTACAGGTATAGTTGGTACAAGTGCTCTAGGTACAGTAACTCAAACAACTAGCAATACCGTACCTGTAACAGGATTAGTAGCTACTACGGCTATTGGGAGTTCAAGTGCAACAGGAGGAGCTACAGCATCTGTTACAGGTGTTAGTGGCACTTGTGAAACAAACGGATTTACATTAGTATGGGGCTTAGTAGATACATCTCAAACACCAAATTGGAAGGATATAGCAGCATGATAATTGAAGCAAAAAAATTAAATGGTGGTATAATACAATGTAAATATGAAGTACATCTAGAGTGTTCTAATTGTGGAATGAGTGTAGATGCAGAGGAATATAAATCAGGGACTTGCTCAGATTGTGGTGCCACGTGGAATGGAAAGCGACATACCAAAATTCACGTTACAAGTGTTCCATTAGCAGGTAAATCAAGCTAATAGGAGAAAGAAATGGCTAGTTCATATTCAGACTTAAAAATTGAATTAATTAATACAGGTGAGCAATCAGGTAGTTGGGGTACAACTACTAACACTAATTTAGGCACAGCATTAGAAGAAGCAATCGTAGGTACTGTAGATGTAGCTTTTTCAAGTGGGGCAGTAACTCTTAGTTTAACAGATTCAAACGGAACACAATCAGCTCGTCACTTAAGACTTAATCTAACAGGTACATCAGGTGGAGCACAAAACTTAGTTGTTCCAGCAATACAAAAGAATTACTTAGTTAATAATGGCACAGCTGATACTATCACTGTCAAGACTCCTTCTGGTTCAGGAATTGGAGTACCATCAGGTAAAACTATGTGGGTATACAACAACGGCACTAATGTTGTTGATGCAGTTACCGCTGTAAGTTCTTTACAATCAGACGGTGGCGTAACAGTAGATAATATAACTATTGATGGAACTCAAATTGATTTATCCTCTGGTGATTTACTAATAGATGTTGCTGGTAGTATTCAATTAGATGCTGATGGTGGTAACATTTCTTTTGAAGATGGTGGCACAGAGGTAGGCAGAATCAACATGGATAGTAGTAATTTGACTCTTAGGTCAACAGTTAGCGACAAGGATGTCATTATTCAAGGTAATGATGGTGGTTCTAACATATCAGCATTAACATTAGATATGAGTGAAGCGGGAGCGGCTACATTTAATAGTTCAGTAACAGCTACTTCAGTAACAGCTAATGGTGGAGTAACAGTAGATAATATAACCATTGATGGCACAGAGATTGACTTAAGTTCAGGTGACTTAACACTAGATGTTGCTGGTGACATTATCTTAGACGCTGATGGTGCTCAAGTTAGATTTAAAGATGCTGGCACAGAAAGATTTACATTTAATTTAGATGCTACTCCAGAACTAGATGTTGCTGGCGGTACTTTCACAATTCATAATACTACAAGTGATGCAGATATACTTCTTGTTGGTAATGATGGTGGTAGTGCAGTAACAGCTCTTACACTAGATATGTCAGCAGCAGGAGCTGCTACATTTAATAACGATGTTACTGCTTTCTCAGACGAAAGACTAAAAGAAAATATTGAAACAATACCTAATGCTTTAGATAAAGTATGTCAAATGCGTGGTGTTACTTTTAACAGAACTGACTTTGATGGTGAAAAACAAATGGGTGTGATAGCTCAAGAAGTTGAAAAGATAATACCAGAAGTTGTAAAAGAAGATGATTCAGAAGATAAGATTAAATCAGTTGCTTACGGCAATATGGTCGGTGTTCTTATAGAAGCGATAAAAGATTTAAAAGCCGAAATAGACGAACTTAAAAAGGGAAAATAGATGGCAATACCGAGTTCAGGAGCGTTAGCATTATCAGCTATCCAAACAGAGTTTGGCGGTAGTAACCCTATATCCATGTCTGAGTATTATGCTGGTGGTAGTAATGTGCCTTCTGGTACAACTGGAGACAGTGGGTCTATTCCTAGTAGTGGTGCGGTAGCCGTATCACAATTTTATGGTGCATCAAATAGAGTAGCTGTTGCACTTACTATTTCATCAACCACACAAAACTATAATATTTACAATAATAGAGGTGGTACATATTCAGCAGGTGGTACAGATGTAACTTTAACCGTACAAGCAATCGTGGGTTCAACAGGAGCATCTGGATTAGACACAGGTAGTCAATGGACTTCAGGTGACACCATTAAAATTATTAACAATAGCCAGATTGTAGGTAAAGGTAATGCTGGTGGAGCTGGTGGTATAAGTCATACTCAAGCTGGTGCAGCAGGTCAAGCTGGACAAGCGGCTATTAATTTAGGATACCCAGTCACAATCCAAAACAACGGAGGATATATCCGTGGTGGCGGTGGTGGCGGTGGCGGTGGAGCTGGAGCATCGCTAACACAGCCTGGACAAGGTGGCAAAGGTCAAACTCCGACATCAATCCCTCTTGGTGGTGGTGGGGGTGGCGGTGGAGCTGGTCAACAAGGTGGTGCGGGTGGTGCTGCTGGACCTTCTAGTCCGTATGCAACTGCTCAAGCTGGACAAGCAGGTAGCATAAGTGGTGCTGGTGGTGGTGGTAATAGTTCTCAAGGTGGCGACCCAAGTAAACAAGCAGGTGGTTCTGGTGGACATTTTGGTAACGCTGGTGCAGCTGGTAATAACCAACTTAGTCAAGCTGGACAAGCAGGTACAGCTGGGTCTGGCGGTGCAGCAGGAAAGGGTATTAATTTAAATGGTAATCAAGTAACATGGGAAGATGGACAAGGTAATGTTCAAGGAGCAGTGTCGTAATGAGTAATCCAATTTGTATGAGAGCATACATAGATAACAAAAAAGTTACTAACCGTGTGTACTTTGCAGGTAGCGAAGACGCTGAGGTAGTAAAAATTAAAAAACAAGTAACAGATGTATTTACCTCTGAAACTTTTCCATATGAGGTTCAAACATGGGGGGTGGATACAGATGGTAATGTTTTAACTTTCCATCAATGTTCTTGTCAAGCAGATTATAAAGACAGTAGTAAAATACAAAATAGTCTTTTAATTGACAGAGATTTTTTAAGATATATTTATAACCTTGATACCAAAACAAAAACAATAGAAATATTTTATAAGACAGGTCAAGCTCTACCTGTAGTTAGTTTAGGTTCTGGTATAAGTGTATTATATATTACTGATATGTGTAACTCAGATTTTGAACTACAACAAACGCAATCTATCTATGCACAAGGGTCAAATGACGATATTTGGGCTTGGGCTCAATCATTGAAATCTGACATTGTAATGCCTATATCAAAAAGTAAAAAAGTAGCTCACGCAGATGATTCATTTTGTTTTAGATTTAATAAAGACAAAGAATTAGTATCAGTGTCTTTATATACTCATTTAGAAAGGTATCAAGTATATGGAGATGGCAATAGTCTTTATGTAGAATATACTTGTGATTTTGCTGATGAGATTACTAACTTAGCTGATACAGAAATAGTACTACCTAAAACAGATAATCACGGTAATCGCATAGCTCAAAGTGTTAATAAAGCTAATATTGGTGAGTATGTAAAAGTTCCTAAATCAGACGGAAGTGGTGGTTATGATAAAGTACTTCTTAAAGATTTATAACGACTCAGGAATAGGTCCTACACACGTTACAACTAGAACAGGACATATGACTATTAGACGTTGGGGCATATGGTGTCCTTATTTTTCTATTTTGTTTTGTAAAATATTACCAGTGCAACAAGTAATGCATGACCACGAAGGTACGTTTATATCTTTTATACTGTGGGGTCAATATAAAGAATTGACTTATGACCCTAATACAAAGGCAAAAGAAACAAGACATCATAAGTGGATAAACTTATTAACTCATAATAAATTTCACGAAATACAAGCAGAACAACCTGCTTACACTTTATTGTTTATGGGTCCAACAAAAAATAGTACTTCCGTTATTATTGATGACAGGATTATACCTGCGACAAGATTAATTAAAGGATATAGATGAAACTAGCAGACCACCATAAATTATTAGTATCTCAAGCAATTATGCACCTATTTACTATCATAGGTCTTTTTTATTTATGGGATATAAATTATTTATGGTTTACTTTAATTGGTATTATATTTTTTGCAAAGTTAGGTATAGAGGGATATTGTCATAGGTATTTATCTCATGGTGCTTTTACTATAACTAGACCTTTGCAGTTGTTTTTAAACACTTGTGCTATCTTCGGTTTACAAGGACCACCTATGATATGGGCAGCAAATCACTCTACACAC